TCAAGATTGATAAAGTGGTCAAGGCATAAATGAATTCAAATCTTGAATAGATGAAGCAAAAATTCCGGAGATATTTCAGGATTGCAACAAAATATGAATAAAATATATCAAGTGAAAAATATAAAGAAATTTAAAAGAAATATAAATTTAAGTAAGTTATAAATTAATTCAATCTAAGTATCAATTTCTTTATTTATATATGTATTTCAATTTTCAAATTTCGCTTTCGCACAGTTGATATGTTTCTTTACTGCCCACTGCGAAATTAAGTTTCTCTGTATGTACCCGGTGAATCGTTATGGTTAAGTGTATATGAAATATAGTGCGGAGTTATAATGAGAACCATTTAAAAAATTTTTAAACTTTCTTAAGTTCGCCTATTGATTTTTCCGTCAACCTATATTATACTGAGATGTATCATCACAAAGTGCAGATACCGCTGCCACATGTATCTAGGATAGTCGATGCGTTTGCGGTATCATTCGCCTCTTCTGATTCGAGGTACATGTGGTAGCGGTATTTACATAAATCGTTATTCATATCAAAATTCCAAAGGAGGGAGAAAGTGCAAAAAGAAAAGTTAAAGTATTTAGAGATATATCCTTCCGAAGTTGCTGCTAAGAAGATTCTGCGGCATTTAGATACAATGTTGGAGAAGAAGCCTAAAGTATATAAGAAGACTATAATCCGATATAAGAAACTTGCTGAACTTCTTATGCAGTGTTTGGACAAGATTAATAAGTTTATTGAATCTGAAACTTTGCTTTCATCTGATGATACAGAATTTGATGAACTTAGTAAGCCTGTAGAGGATAATCTTGATTCTCTTAAGAATTCTAAATCAATTCAACAGATATCAAATAGTGTAGACGATTTTGATAATATCCACACTTCCGGTCAACAATTTAATAGTTCAAAGATGTCGAAGTACAGAACGATATTGAATACTGGTGCAAATATTGATTTTGGTTATGAAGAAGTTAATCAATGTGCAAAATTAATCAATATGTGGTTCCAAGCAAGAATTCCGAAGTCATCTAAAGATTCAGATTTTAGATATAACATTAATCAACTTCCTTTGTGGATTTCACATATTATCATAACATATGGCTACTACCTTGAACAAGGTAAAGTATACGACTTAGAACAAGAATTCAAATTCTGGTGCAAAGAAATACAAGAGGACCCACATAATACTTATAGAGTTCCTTATTGCGTCTACAATACTTGTAGGTCCGATAAGAGAGAATGTTTTACATTATCGGCTGTCTTGATTTCTGACATCTTGATTGAAAAATGTTACTATTCGTTATTAGATGCTATCGACTATCACGGTTCGGATGTCATATCGCTAGTAAAGGAAAATAATCCTGGTTTAGCAAATGCAATAAGAACTAGAATAAATAACCAAGAGGTCTTACTTGAGTCACTTGAATTTACACCTACTGCTGAAGGAGGAAATGATAAATGATTTACTCCGATAAGCATAAGATTAAATTTACAAACATTTCAGAGAATTATCAAGTAAGGAAGTCCTTCAAGGGGACTTTATCCTCGATGCATTCTTCCGTTATTACTTATGTAGTTAAGCACTATCAAGGAACTGCTAAGTATAAGGAGCAAGTAGTCAAAATTCTCAATATAATTACTTATGCAGTATATTCTGCTGAGCCTCTTCCTTTTGATTGGTCTCCTCAAAATCCTTTTGTGAATGTTCCAGATATTGATGAAGATGCAATCAAGGCAGTATTAGGAGATATTTATCTTACTGCTGATGCTATTGAGTGGGACTTAAAAGTAGTAGAAGAGCCTAGTATAGAGCCTACAATTGAGTCTAAACCAACACCTAAGCAGCCTAAACCGGCACCTGTTAAGAAAGAAAATCCTACAAATATTATAGCAGTTGCGAAGCCTAAATTCACTCCTGTAGATGAAACACCTAAGCAGGATTTTTCTGTCAAGTTAACAGACCCTCTTGATATCTACTTACAGGCTCCTGAGGTCCCTCAATTTGATTTCAATAAACCATTTATGCAAGGAGTTGACGGGACTGATAAACTTGTAGTGTATACAACCTTGCCGGAAATTCCTACAAGACAAAGAGATATTTCTGCTACAACAGATGTCACCAAGATGTCTGAGGCTGATTTATTGAAGTTATTTCCTAATCATCTTATACAGACTCGTGCACAAGCAATGTACGAAGATATTGGGCTGCCTAGAGATGAGCAGTTTGGTAACATAATTCCTATTGAAGGATATACAAATGAACAGATTCTGAAATGTATAATTGAATATCCTCATTTGTATAAGTTAGCAAGACATCAAAAGGGACTTCAGAGCAATACAGATTATCCTAGTTTCTATGGATGGATTGAGATGAATGGTGATTTAGTCCCGACAATGGATATTTGGGATTCGTTAGATATATCGAAACAGATTCCTCGTCAGGCAGAATATGTTAAGGAATACATTGTAAGGAAATATTTATTAGATAGAGACATCAATAATGCTTACTTCAAGTATCCTTTATATGGAGACTTGCAGCCATTCCTTACATTGGTAATGCCTGCAGAAGAATATGCTAAGAGAGGATATGACCCTGTTGAGATTGCAAGACAATGCGTCATTAGTAGAGTAGCATTTAAGCAGTCTAGAAATCCAGTAATTAGGAGGTTGAAGCAGAATGCATGATTGTATCTTTACAGGCTTTTGTGTAAACGGCGAATGTGATAAAGCTTGTCCTGATTATGTAGAGTCTTCTTACTTATTGGAGAAGAACGGAATTTCACTCAAGAGTAATGTATTCCATGCAGACCCAAAACTTATTCAAAAGTATCATGATATAGTTGCTAGTAGTGATGAGAAGAAATTAATTACTGTAGTAGCAACTAATACTAATGAGGCTTCAGAATTACTTACTTATTGCGGAATATGCAAACATTGGAAGCATAGCAGACTCCACATGGTAGTATACAACCTCAGATTTTCTCAGTATCTCGATAATATCCAGAAAAGTTGGAATACAAAGGGAATGAATGATAGTACTGAGTACACTAAAATATGGGCTGAATCTGCAAAGTTACTTATCATCTCTAATATTGATTATGTTAACTTCAAAGAATTTCAGTGCCAGACCCTTTTATCCCTTATTCAGAATAGAGATGCAAATGGATTAAGTACAATTATTGTATCTCCACAAATAACAGCCCTTGCAGGAGACGGCATCTTCTTCGGGCAGTTAAAGAAAATGATGACAAATTCAATTCAGAAGTAATATAAATGACAGGTTCAATAGAATTACAGGTTATATCAAAGATTCTAACTTCACAAGATGAAGCGTTAGTAGATGAACTTTGCAGTTATGATGCAAGTTACTATGCTGTATGTGGAGATGAAATAGAATTTATCCTTCAGCATAGGGAGAAGTATGGCACTGTTCCTGACAGATTTACTTTTGATGCAGAATTCCCTAAGTTCCAAATAGTTGCTGTAGAAGAGCCTCTTGAATTCTTAGTAGACGAACTTAAGAGAAATAAGAGACATATCTTATTCTTGGAAACATTTAACAAGTTGAAAGATATGGGTTCTGCGGATATTGACGATGCTTGGGCATATATGGCTCAGCAGTTAGATGTAGCAGATTCACTTAATACAGTAGCACCGATGAATATCATCAAGCAGGCTCAGGAACGAAGTGACCAAGTCGTAGCATGGAGTAAGCAGACTCGTATTCCTACAGGATTTGCAGAACTTGATAAATTAAGTTATGGCGGTTTGTCTACAGTAGAGGAACTTCTTGTATTCGTAGGTCGTTCAAATGTAGGTAAATCTTGGTGTCTTACAAGAATAGCAGAATCTGCTAATAGAGCCGGATTTAATGTAGCATATTATTCGCCAGAAATGCAGAGCGCTTATCTTGCTACAAGATTTGATACTTGGAGAGGACATTATCAGAACAGCAAATTGTTCACCGGACAATATACTCAAGAATATATTGAATACATTAAGGAACTTCCTAAAGAGACAAATGCAGATTTTTACATCATAGAGGATAAGGATATGCCAGATGGCGTATCTCCTAGACATCTTGCATCATTTGTTAAGAAGCATAACATAAATATACTCCTTATTGATGGTATCTCCTATATGGTAGATGACAGAAAGGGATTTAGTGACCACGAGAAATATGGAAATATTTGTCATGACCTATTCCAGTTAAGTAAGAAATATGGTTGTGCTGTAGTATTAGCCGCTCAGGCGAACAGAGAAACAAAAGATTCAAAAGATGATAAAGGCGTTCCGTTTCCGACAATTTACAATATTGCAGGTTCAGATGCTATTGGTCAGATTGCTACTCAGGTTTATGCTATTAGGCAGATATTTGATAAGCATGTATTTGAGATAAGACTTGAGAAGTCAAGAATGGCAGTTAATGAAAATAATACATTATCATATTCGTGGGATGTAAACAATGGTAACATGCAGTACTTGCCCGGTGGTCCGGACGAAGACCCGATGATAAATACTCCTGAAATCAATACTTCAGAACTTACACCTTCTAATGGACCTGTTCCTGACATAATAAAAGGACTTGACCTTACAGACGATGATGACTCCGGCCTTGAGTGGTGACATCAAATCGTTATTGTATGTGGGAGGTATAAAATATGTTTGCTATTCAACCTATCAACAAATTCTACTCTACAAAGAGATATGTAGCAATCAACAGTGAAACTAATATCCCATATCTTGTGTATGAATGTAATGCTGATTATCCTCAGGCTATTCATGATTTTGGTACACTTGAGGCAGCTACCGACTATCTTACAAAATTCATAACTAGAGAAAATATCGACATAAACAAGTTGACAACTGCTCAAGTTATTGATGTCGTTCTTGTTAATAATTGTAATCAGTTTGATATAATTGAGTATGAAATTGAAGAAGGTCAGGTTAAAGTAAAGAATACTTATACTCAACCTCAATTTAATAGGTCCGCTTGGTTTAAGGGCTAATCCATGACAGAAGAACAAGTAATAACTGCTTTAAAAGCACTAGAAAATTATGGCATGCTAAAGTTAGCAAGGCCTACAGGAAACTATTATCAAATCCACTGTCCTAATAGAGATGGTCACAACGGAGGAGAAGATAAGAAACCTTCTTGTGGTGTACTTCTTCATACAATGGTGAGTGATGGTAAAACACTTCCTGCAGGGTGGTGTCATTGTTTTAGTTGCGGATATCGCAAGATGCTTCCTGATGTTATTACAGATATTCTCAAGTATAAGAATATTCCAAGTTCAGGCCTTGAATGGCTTTCACAGAATGTTCCCGGATTTGATAAAACGGCTGTTGATTTTGACTACTTAATTCCACCGGAAATGTCTGAGAGCATAACTAATAAATATGCTATCAATTATATAATGTCGAAATCAACTAATCAGCCGAAATATGTCAGTGAACAAGAACTTGCGGCATATCGCCTTACAGTTCCCTACATGTATGAAAGAAGACTTACAGACGAAGTTATCGCTAGATATGATGTAGGATTTGATGCTAATTTCAAACCGGCAGGATTTAAGAATGTAGTCCCTTGCATAACATTTCCTATAAGAGATAGATACGGAAATGTATTAGGGTTTTGCAGACGTAGCATCAAAGGAAAGCAATTCTTCATGGACCCAGGTGTAAGAAAGTCAGTGTATGGAATATATGAATTGCCACAAAATGCTAAATCAATAATCATTACTGAGTCATGCTTCAACTGCTTGACCTGCGTGGCGTATGGTCACCCTGCAGTAGCATTATTAGGTACAGGTTCAGAAGAGATGATTTATCAATTAAAGACTATTGGGGCATCAGAATTCGTACTTTGGTTAGACAATGACTCAGCAGGTCATCGAGGAATGAATAAACTCAAGAAAGAATTGTCAAAAGTTGCAATAATAAGCACGGCTGCTCCTATCCCTCCGCTGACTAATCCTGAGACAGGTGAAAGTATACCAAGAGATATCAACAACTTGGAAAGATTGGAGTTCGAGGAATTGTATTCTCAAAAATTTTAATGAGACCGTAATATAAAATTCCTAAAACACCTTTATTTTCTTCGCATTATATATTATAATTATAATGTCATTATAGGCGATGGCTCACATATCAAAAGTCGTCGAAGTTATCAATATCCCAAAGGAGGAACTACTATGTCACAGTTCAGAGTCACCCGTAACCTTTATATGGAATATGTCCATGATTTTACTTTTCCGCTTTCTTATGAGTCTTGGCTTAATGCCGATGACAATTATAAGGCGGTTCTTTTATTTGTCAATTTCTTTGACCAGATTGAACTCGCTTGGTACAAGGAGAGATACTCCTACGGTCCTGCTCTTGAGGAGGATGCAGTATCCGAAGTCAATCAGTACCTCATGAAGAATGTAGCAAAGATTGTCGAAGACCCGAAGAGGTTCACACCTAGTTACATTTACCGCGTTGCTGCTAACTGCATCAGTTGTCTTGGTTTCCCTCAGGTTGACCAGTATCGTAACAAGTTGGAAGTTTCCAACGAAGTCATAGGAGATGACGGCAACATCGTCAATCTTTATGACCTCGAACCTTCCGAAGATGATTCTTGCGAAGTCAGGCAGGCGAAGGAAGCAGTTTGGGCCATCATCGACAAGATGGGACCTAAGGCTCAGAAGGTAGTCAACAAGCTCATCAATCCTACAGATTCGCTCAGTGTTTCTCGTACGAAGAACACCGGGGATGCTCTTCAGGATGTCTCAGTATCCAAGGCAGAATACAATGAGATAATCAAGGAGTTGAGAGTCAACTTGGCTGATTATGTTGATGTATTCCTTCCTTGTATCACAGATTCAGCCAGAGGCGATTCTCCTAGAGATTCGTTCATTCGTGAGATAGATGCCCTTAAGGATACTATTGCTAATAGCGATTCCGAGAAGGTCAAGAGAGAAGGTAAGAAGGCCCTTAAGAGAATGAGGGCTGACCTGGCCCTCTACGATATGCTTCATGCAGGTTACGCCGTATGAGGTATCACTTCATAGAACAATTCACCGCTAAGGGAACCAGAGTAGCATCTGGCTCCCTTTCTCTATGAAAGAAAAAGTATGAATCGTTATAATATATAGAATATAACTTCATAGTTATACAATGTAGGCTAAGTTGAACATCGAGAGTGCAAGAGTACAGATACGGAAGCCATACATCAATAAAACAAAAGTCACAAAATCAAGGAGGAAAACACAGTATGGCTTTTAAATCCGTAGAACAGTTCAATGACGACAGGTATCATGGCCTTTTCAGATTGGTCAATGATGGCGACCACGCAGATGTAGTATTTCTTTATCAGTCGATGAAAGATATGTTAGTCGCTCAGGCTCACTATATCAAGTCGGCTGATTATTCTGGTTATGTGCACTGCACCGGTCAGGGTTGTCCTGCATGTGGTAAGGGAATTAGAGTACAGACAAAGCTCTTTATTCCTGTTTATAACATGGAAAAGGATGAGATTGAATTCTGGGATAGAAATATGAAGTTTGAACCTGTTATGGAACAGGCAGTCTTCAATAGATTCCCAAACCCTTCCGAATTTGTATTCAGAATCACTAGACATGGTGTACCGAATGACATCAATACTACTTATAGCATTGAGGCAGTAGGTAAGAATGTATCACTTCCTTATGGTGCATTACTTGCAAAGTTCAATACAAAGATGCCTGACGCTTATTCAGTAGTAATCAAAGATGCATCTGTTTCTGAACTGACAACAATGCTTCAGAATAGCGGAAATGAATCTGCATCAAATATGCCGGAGTATACACCTGTTCCTAGAGAAGGATATCAGCCGGTCATTCCTAATACATATGTAGATGCTTCTGAGGCAGTACCTTCAGAGACCGAGCAGGTTCAGGTTAACTTCACTCCTAATGTCAATGGTGAGGCTCCGGTACCGTCTGATGATTTCAATGATGACGATGACGAACCTTTATCCGAAGATAAAGTAGATTTTTGATTTCTTGACAATTTGATATTGGTAAGACAAGTTGTACTTGTCTGAACTTCTATTTTAGGAGAAACTAATGGGTTTATTTAGTCAAGCTAAGATGGATGAAATCAATGCCATTGCTGAGAAATCAAAAGAAGTGCTTAAACCGATAAAGGTATCAAAAAGCGTAACTTCTTCTCAACATGAAATTCAAGAATCCACCAAGGCAGTATTAGAATATTTCAAAGATAGTCCAGCAATACTGATTACGAGTAAGGAGCAGTTACATGAATATGTAGTTAAAGCGATTGAAAGTGGGTATTGTGGAATAGATACTGAGACTACTGGACTTGACCGCATACATGATACTGTAGTAGGCGCATCGCTGTATTATCCTGGCGGTGTAGAATGCTATATACCATGTAAGCATCTTGCTCCAGTATTCGAAGTACCTTATGAAAATCAATTATCCTATGAAGATGTCGGTGAAGAATTAGAAGAATTTGTCAAAGCAAAAACTAAGATGATTTTTGCTAACGCCGACTTCGACTTGGCAATGATTTACAAAGACTTCAAAGTAGACTTAATTCCTGTATGTTATTATGATGTCATTTCTGCTTGGAGATGTATTAAGGAAGACGAAGAAGACAATAGGTTGAAAGCCCTTTACATGAAATATGTAAAGAAAGGACAAGGAGACCCTAAATCATTCTCAGACTTCTTTAATCCAAAGTTATTTCCTTATTGTAAGCCGGAAATTGCTAAACTCTATGCAGCGAACGATGCAAAGATTACATATGAATTGTTCAGGTGGCAGTTGCCTTATGTAACAAAAGACCACCCGAAATGCACAAAACGCCATATGGAGAAGATTGCTAATCTGTGGTGGAATGTCGAATTACCGATGATTCGTGTTTGTGCATTGATGCATAGAACAGGTATATATTTTGATAAGACAGATAGAGATTTATTGAAAGAAAAATATTCAATAAAGTATCAAGAAGAACTCGATAAACTTTTTGCTATGGTGCAAGAAGTTATGGATGAATCTGATGCAATTACTGTCTCTAAATCTCCTTTTAAGAACGGAGCATCTTTTAACGAGGCAAGTCCTCCGCAAGTAAAATATCTGCTTAATAATTTCTTGCATCTTAATGTAGATTCAGGAAAGAAAGATGTACTGAAGGAACTTAATATTCCTATAACAAACCAGATACTAGAGGTAAGAGCCATCAATAAATTGCTTAATACATTTATTGATAAACTTCCTCGTGAGGTTGCTAAAGATGGTAGAATCCATGCAACATTCTCAAGTATGGGTGCGTCAACAGGAAGAATGTCAAGTTCAAATCCGAACCTTCAGCAGATACCTTCTCATGCATTAGATATCAGACATGAATTTAGGGCAACTCCTTCAAAGGATATTATTTCTGAGTGTAAGGTTGTAGATAATAAACTTCAGATAACACTATTTAGTTATGATTCTGTTACATTAAATGGTGGAGTATCAAAAGATGTAATTGATTTATCTCTGGGTGATGAGATTATCTCGATTAAGGGCATTTTGAAAATCCATGAGATTAATCATCATTTACCTAATACAACTATATCATTTGATTCTTCCCAGACAGACGATAGTATAAGACATACCACACCACCTTATGTAATGATGTCTTCGGACTACTCCCAGCAGGAACCAAAACTTACTGCATATGTTTCACAAGACCCTAACATGATAGGAGCTTTCAAAGAAGGTAAAGACATCTATTCTACTATTGCCTCTCTTGCATTTAAGAAACCATATGAAGAATGTTGTGAGTTCTATCTTGATGAAAATGGTAAAAAGACTGACCAAGTTAATCGAGATGGTAAGGAAAGAAGGTCTCAAGCAAAAGGTATCGTATTAGGTGTTACATACGGTCTGTCTATTCCGTCATTGGGTGAAAACTTATTCGGTGCTAATAAGCAGATGACTGACGAGGAAAAGACCAAGGCAGCTCAGTCCGTATATGATGCCGTTCTTGAAGCCTTCCCGAATCTTAAAGCATTCATGAATAAGGCTCAAGCAGATGCAAGGAAGTACGGTTATGTCGAAACCATTCTTGGACGGCGTAGACATATTCCTGATATGCAGTTAAAGCCATTTGAATTCAAAGCAGGAAAGGGATATGTTAATCCTGATATTGACCCTCTTGACCCTACAACACTTCAAAACAAGAATGAAATTCCTGAAAGAATTGTAAAGCAATTAGAGAAAGAATTTGCTAATTACAAATACTACGGGATGGTTGTCAAGGCTACAAAGAGGTTAGACGAGGAACATATTCGAGTAATTAATAATTCGAGAAAGATAACTGATGCATCAAGGAAATGTGTTAACTGCGTAGATGATAAAACTGAAATACTTACTACATCCGGATGGAAGAAGTATAACGAAGTTTCTATTGGGGATGAAATACTTTCATTTGATATAGAAAAGAACAAAGTTACACGGGACCATATTCAAGATATCATAATATCTGAAGGAGACCATGAAGTTGTTAAATTTAATTCATCTACATTTAATGCAGTAAGTACTATGAACCATAGATGGGTAGTTTGTACATCTAAAGAATCTCCTAAGATTGTTGAGACTGAAAAAATCTATAAGCATAAGTGGCCTGATTATCCTATTCTTCGTTGTGGAGATAACGAGTTTGAGCCTAACTTAGAATTTACAGATAATCAACTTAAATTTATAGGATGGGCACTCACAGATGGTCAAATTGATACAAAACATAATTGTATTTTCTTGTATCAATCTACACGTAAAACCAAGAATGCTACTGTATATCACGATATGATAGATACAATGGATGCTTTAGGGATTGCTTATACAGACAGAATTTATAATGACCCACTTTATCATGACATATATGTTAAAAAATGTGAATTTACCTCTAAAGTCTGCAATATGTTCCCTAATCGTGTATTAACATATGAATTCTTAAATTCTTTATCTCAGCATCAAGCTCAGGTATTGATGAAAGCTATGTTACAAGCAGATGGAAGCGGAGTCGATGGACATGGAGAATTAATAACATTACACGGTAATAGTAAATCTACACCTTCCATGTGTTGCAGTAACATTGAAGAGACAGATTTGTTTCAATATCTAGCATTCATTGCAGGGTATGCTACAAATGTTACTACATGCGAACCCATGGATTGTACAAGTAAAAACAAGTTGTATGAATCCATGGGGAATATTCCTAATACTCGTAATACATACTACACAGTAACTGTATTAAAGAGACAGCGTGCACATGTATATCCACATAATAAATCTCTAATGCATTGTAATCTTGTGTGGTGTGTAAGCACTAATAATCATACTTGGATAGCTCGAAGGGAGGGAAAAGTATTCATAACAGGAAATTCAATCATCCAAGGCAGTGCTGCTGACTTAACTAAAATCGCATTATTGAAAATCTTTAACAATAAAGAGTGGAATGAACTTGGTGCTCGAATTCTTGTCCCTGTTCACGATGAACTTATTGCAGAAGTTCCAATTCGGAATGCTGAAAGAGCCGGTGAATTGTTAGGTTCGTTAATGAGTGAAGCAGGAAACTTTTTGCCGTTCACAATTAACTGTGATGTAGAGACATCATATAAATGGTATGGTCTTAGTTTCCCTTGTCCTTATCAAAGGCCTAATGCACTTGTAGGTGAGAATCCTTTTAGCAATCTTACAACGGCCGAAATACAATGGATACAGTATCACTTATTTGAATGTGAATATACATTACCTGTCTATAAAGACAAAGACGGCAAGAAACCGTTAGGTGATGCAGCATTAGGAGTAAATGGTACATGGTCTCAAGAGACGGAAGATGCAATCAATGATTATTTACGCAGGTATAAAGTACCTCTTGATAACTTCGTTGATAATATCTTCCATAGAGTAAATGGTGATATTATCAACGAAGTTATCAAGA